TAAGCTAAGGCCGAGGAAATTAATATTGTTTGGTGCTAGGCCGAATAAAGGCAAAACGGCGGCACTCCTTTCAGAAAGTCTATACTTAATCCGGCAGTTCCCTGAAGGCAAAAAGGTCTTGTTTGTTACCAGTGAAGAAGACCCAAATGATATATACTTTCGCGCTTATTGTAATGTTATCAATACGTTCGGACATGTGCCGGATATTACGCACCGATTTCAGGTGTTCCATTCCGGTTCCTGGAACACAGACGATCTGTATGCGATCTTCGATGCGATGCGGGATGAGATCGGCATTGTCTGCTTTAACCCACTGTATAACGTGAAGATACGCGGACACAAGGAACGGGACACAAACTACTTTGAGGAAGTCTCGAAGTGGTCGCGGAACATTGCTATTGAGTTCAACTGTCCAGTCTTCACCGCCGCGCAGTTATCAGAGTCCGGCGACAACAAGAAGATCGTGGACATGACGCATATTTATTTCTCGAAGACTGGAACACCCGCCGCCCTTGATGGCGCTGTGTTGATCGGCAGCACGAACGACCCGAACGATGACGGATACCGCTGGATTAATATTGCGAAGAACAAGTTCTTTGCCCCGGATAAACTGAAAGACCCTAACATGATTAGTGTATGGGGCAAGAAGGTTGCTTTCGATGGTGCCAACAGTATCTTGAAGGACTTGGATGTATGACGGCATACTACAATGAGAACGACAAAAATGCTGCGGCGTGGTTACGGGAATTGATTAAAAAAGGCTTGATTGCACGCGGGGAAGTTGATGAAAGAGACATACGAGACGTTACCCCTGCTGAATTGGGGGGCTACACACAATGTCACTTCTTTGCAGGAATCGGTGGATGGAGTTACGCATTACGTCTTGCCGGGTGGGATGACGAAAGACCCGTCTGGACAGGTTCCTGCCCCTGCCAACCTTTCAGCACGGCAGGCAGAAGAGCTGGGGTTTCTGACGAGCGGCATCTCTGGCCTCACTTCCACTGGCTCATTAGCCAGTGCAGCCCTCCAGTCGTCTTTGGCGAGCAGGTTGCAAGCAAGGACGGCCTCGCTTGGCTCGACCTTGTACAAGCTGACTTGGAAAGAGCGGGCTACGCCGTCGGGGCGGCAGATCTGTGCGCTGCGGGCATCGGTGCCCCGCACATCCGACAAAGACTATTCTGGGTGGCCGACGCCAAACGCCAGCAACGTCAAGAATGCCTACCAAGACCCGGACAAGGTGATTGCGCGGCGGGAAGCGGGACGGCAGTCGAACCTACAAGATTTTGCATCTCTGGCGGGCTGGCCGACGCCCACAGCCCGCGATTGGAAGGATGGGAGCTACCAACAGAATGTGCCAGAGAACTCTCTGTTGGGCAGGACAGTCTGGCAAGTGGAGAACGGCCCGGCCCGGTTAACGGCTTCTGGCGAGATGCTGACTGGCTCTTCTGCCGGGACGGAAAGTGGCGGGCAGTTGAACCCGGCTCATTCCCGCTGGCTCATGGGCTACCCGGCAGAGTGGGACGATTGCGGGGTTACGGCAATGCCATTGTCCCGCAAGTCGCAGCACAGTTCATAGCAGCGTATATGGAGACAATATGAAAACCGGCCCCGAGAGGGGACTAAGTAAACATCCCTTAACCAGCACGAGAGGGTCTATGAGAGAGGAAGAAAACGGCGAGGTGTGGTATAAAGGGCTTTATCTAGGAAAAGGCCCCGCCGCCGAGAAATTAAAGTATAAAGCACAGTATCAAGAGTATAGGGCTTATTGTGAGGAGGCACAGCATCGGCGGTCTCTCCTGATGGAGGAAGAAGAAGTTGGGCAAAAAACTCAGCCTAGCGCCACAAAAGGTTTATTACACCCATCTTTTGCGTTATGGCTACTAGTCTCCTTGGCAATAGGAAGTACCTTTCTAAGCGCCTATCTAATATGGGAAATGATTGTATGATTAACCTTGATCGAAAGCTCAGCGAGCATTTCACTCACCGAGAATTGATGGACCCGGCAACGCAAGAGGTTCGGCTACAGCCGGGTTTCCTGCAACGACTGGAGGCGGTGCGCAAGATGCTGGATGCGCCTATGACAATCACCAGCGCATGTCGTTCCCCGGAGACAATGGACAGGCTGCGCCGTGAAGGATACAGAGTAGCGCAGAACTCTTTCCATCAAATGTTCAACAAGTTACACGGTACTGCTACCTGTGCTGTCGATGTTGCTCTGCGCGATCCTGCATATAATGGTAAGCTAATACGAATTGCCTTGCAACAAGAGTGGCGGGTCTTTAGCTATAAAGGACATATCCACCTTGACTTGGGCAACCTGTATGCAGACAAGATTCCTAACGAACCCGTATTTGTACGAATTGATTGAGGACAACATGATCGACAGGGCACAATTTGAGGGTGTGATGTCAGCAATTATGCTGATTGCACACCATATCGGACTGCTACAGAATAACAATCGCAGGGAGTTGTTTCTGAACTCCATGAAGGGTACACCAGTCTTCATGACTGTGCCTCGCAAGGAGCTGCGTGAGATATACGAAACGTACTGCACCTTTGTGGAACAGGAGCAGTTCCGTGAAAAGATGCTTCAGAATATCCGGGAACTGAACCCGGAAGACAAAGGGGATGATATTTTTTATATCAACCAAGCGTTTTCTGATATTGAAGCACACCGGAAAAGGGGCTATGCTGAAACCAGAGATTTTATTCTGAAAGAGCATGGTGCAGCACATGGCAATTCTGGTGACATTCGACACGGAAACGTCGATTCATAACAAGGTGGGGAACTTTGAGGGTTCCCCGCATTGCCCCGACAACTGGGCAGTTTATCTAGGATATGCTATTGGTAAACAGCCGGTTCAGATACAGAGATTCAGCACCCTGACGGAAGCATCCGGCGGGGTGTTTCTGTTACCGGACTTAACCAAGAAATATATTTTCACCGGCCATAACATCAAGTTCGACCTTCTGTACGCCCGCAAACACAACTGGCGCGTTGTGGATAGCAGTTCCCGCTCCATGCCCCTGTGGGATTTTCTGATGCAGAATCACGTCTGGGATACGATGGTGGCGGAATATATGTTGCAGGGGCAACGGGAATCGTTGCCGTCCCTTGACACGGTGGCTGTTCGGTATGGTGGGACTGTCAAGGAATCAATGATTAAAGAGTACTGGCAGGCCGGTATATCCACGGAGAACATTGACCCGGAAGTGGTAGAACCATACCTGATTGGGGATGTCACGAACACGCGATTGATTGCGGAAAAACAGATTCAGGCCATGCGCGAGCAGGATATGCTGCAACTGGCGAAAACTGTTTTCCGCTTTATGTTACTGACAACAGAGATGGAGTACAATGGATTACACGTTAATCTTGAATGGGTATCTGAATACCATAAAACAGTATTGGCAGAACGCGACACTCTACGTCAAAGCATTATTGATTTTCTGCAAAGTCGTTTGCCGGAGATACCGGAGGGGATTCTCAACCCTGATTCGCCAGATCACCTTTCTGCTGTCATGTTTGGAGGTGAGATTAAATATCGGATTCAGAAACCCCTGCTGGATGAAGCGGGCAATGAGGTTGTGTTTAAGAGTGGCCAGAAAGCAGGCCAAGTCCGGCTGAGGCGGGAGGATCACGCTATCCCGGTGAACCTATTCCGTATCAAGCCCTTGCCGCAATGGCAGACAAAGAAGGGGGTGAGTACCGGTGATGACGTGGTACAGGCGTTGAAGGATCAAGACCCGTTCTTTCAACTCCTGTCTGATTACCGGCGTGTATCTAAGGATTTTTCCACCTATGTGGAGAGCAAGAGTGGCAACGCTGTTGCCCAGCTTGTGTTCCCGGACAGCAAGATTCACGCCAATATCAATCACGCCGTTACCGCTACGATGAGGACGAGCAGCACGAACCCGAACATTCAGAACCTGACCAACCGGACAGAGTTCAAAAAGGCGTTTACGTCCCGGTTTCGGGATCAAGGAACGCTGCTGGAGGTGGACTTCTCACAACTAGAGATTGTATGTAAGGCACATTGCACGCAGGACAGGCGATTCATTGAGGATGTTTTGTCGGGTGTGGACTTTCACTGCCTCCGCGCTGCTTTCGCTGCCGAGTCCCCGGTAATTTTAGGCAGACCAGCATCCTATGAGGAGATTGTTCGGGAGGTGGCAGCAAAGAATGAGGAGTTTGTGCAAGCTCGGAAACGGGCGAAAGGAATCGGCTTTGCTATGGAGTATGGAGCTGGCCCCACGTCCATCTCGCTGGACACCGGCATACCTGCGTTTGTCGTTAAGCAGGTGTTTGAAAAGGAAGCAGAACGCTATCCGGCAGTGAAGCATTATTATGAGAATGTGCAGTCTCTTGCCGAGGACAATATCGTAAAAAACACGCATAAAATCACGCTGTTGCGGGACAGGGTTAAAGCAGTACCTTATCTTGATGACTATAATCAGCCCGTCATTGTTCCGGCCAACACCGCTGTTTATACGTCCCCGTTTGGGGCAAAGTTGTCGTTCCCGCAGTTCCAGAAGTTCGAGACAAAACAGCTCTCGATCTCACCCACTCATATCAAAAACTACCCCATCCAGCACTTTGCTACTATGGTCGTAGCAGTTGCCGGGGTTAGGCTTCTGAATGCGATGGTGGAAAACCAGTTCTTTGGCGGCAAGGTTCTTGCCGTGAACACGATTCATGACAGCTACCTGTTTGATTTGCATCTGGATATGCTGGAAGATTTTTCCAAGATTGTGAAAGAAGCACTTGAAAATACCCCATTGGACTTGTATAATCTGTTTAACATCAAGTTTGAGCTGCCCTTGAAGGTTGATCTTGAACATGGTCCTAACTGGAAAGAGTGTAAAATAGAGGTTAAAGTATGACTCAGATTGTGAATCAGGCCGTTGATGGGTTTAACCCAAATTCAAAATTCCCGACAAAGCCCGGCCTTAAAATCGGAGAGTTCTGGTACTCGCACCCCGGCGCTATTGATGTGCAAAAAGGGGACGTGGTGTCGTTTGATTACGTCATCAATGCTAAAGGATACCGTGACATTGTGAAGGGCACTTTCACTAAGTCCGGCGGACAAGCCGCAGCCCCTGCTGGTGGCGGTTCCCGTCCTGTTCGTCAGGATGACTCGGAACGTCAACGGGCTATCATGCTGCAATCTGCTGCGAAAATTGCAGCGGAACTGTACGTTGCCGGCAAACTCGACCCGGATGGCATCTCATCCGTTGCCGCTGGCGCAGAACAACTGGCAGACTTCTTCGGTGGTAAAGTCACCGTTGAGCAGCTTTCCGGGTACTGATATGAGCAAGAGGCAGTTTGACAAGTTTGGGATCAAGCATCTTTCAGCAAATAGCCTGAACCTGTTTCGGACTGCCCCAGCTCTTTGGGTTGTCCGGTATCTGTATAATGTCAAGGACGAATCATCCCCCGCTATGCAGCGGGGGCTTGATGCTGAAAAGGCGGTTTACGACCGCCTGTGTGGAGTTGAAAACCCATACAACCCAGAAATGATTGACGGCATCCTGAAAGAGCTTGAGCCGTATGGCCCGCTGGTTTCGTATCAGCGGGAGCTGTTATATCAGCCTATTGGATTCCCGATGCCGATTAAGGGATTCCTTGATTTTGAATTTGAGTCCGCTTGTGTGGACTTGAAGACAAAACGTGCGATGCCAAAGGCGATTGATTATTCTCACCGCCTCCAAGGGGCCTTCTATGCAATGGCCACCGGGAAAGATCAGCACTTCCTCTATGCCACTGATAAGAAAGCGCAAGTGATTCCACTTGAGGACGCCAGTAGTTCTGCTGCGGAACTTATGGCTATTTGCCGCTCAGTGGAAAAGTTCCTGTCTGTGTCGGATGACCCGGAAGAACTGGCAACGATGCTGTTCCCGGATATGACGGCCTTTCAGTGGGGCGACAATAGCAGAAAGGCTGCGCAAGAGATATGGCAGCTATAAAGATTTCCAGCGCCAAAGCAAAAGCGCGGCGAGGTCAGCAGTGGGTACGGGACAAACTCCTTGAATTGTTCCCGGAACTGGCCCCGGATGATGTGCGTTCTACGCCTATGGGCGTTACTGGAGAAGATGTGCAGTTGTCACCTAAAGCCAGGGCACTGTTTCCCTTTGCGATTGAATGCAAAACGAAAAAAGCATTTTCGATTTACAAGGAATTTGAACAGGCGGACAAGCACAAGAAAGATTTTCCCGGCCTGTTGTTTATCAAGGCGGATCGCAAAGAGCCGCTTGTTGTCATGAGTGCCGACACATTCTTCCAAGTATGGAGCCAGAAATGAAGATACTGGTTATCGGAGATGCTCACGTTGAGCAGGAGCAAGACCTGCGCCGCTTTGACGTACTAGGTAAGTTTATTGTGGAACAGAGGCCGGAAGCTATTGTAAGTATTGGCGACTTCATGGATATGGCGTGTCTGTCCGCTTGGGATGCAGACAAACGATTGAAGATGGAAGGGCTTCGGTATCAGAAAGAGATTGAGGCCGGGAATCAGGCGCTTGATCTGATTGATGACAAGATCAACGCCTATAATGAGCGTCAGTCAGAGAACAAGAAGCGGCAGTACAATCCACAAAAAGTATATATTGAAGGCAACCACGAATCTAGACTTCTCAGATACTTAGAGCGCGACCCGACCTTCGTCGGGTTTGCAGACATCCGCAAAGACCTGCGGATTGATTCTCGCAAATGGGTATGGGTGTATTACGGGGATGATATAAAAATCCGTGGGATTTCCTTTACGCATATACCTTTTTCTGCAAATGGCAAGCCAATCAGCGGAAATGATATTGCAAATAAAGCGCATAGGGTGTATAATAACTCTGTTGTTTTTGGTCATACGCACCAACTTGTTTATCAAGCATTTCAAAGAAAAAACGGTAGTCGCCAACAGGTGCTGAATGTTGGGTGCTATTATGAACATCAACCAGATTATATCGAGAAAGCGCCGACGGCACACTTTAAAGGCGTTGTTCTTATGAATGTTGGAGAAGACGGTGAGTTCGAGATACAAACAATATCAATCAAGTCCCTACTCAAAGATTACGCCTGATGAACTATATCAGCGTATTATTGACGCTATGGATCAGGAAGAACTTTTGGACATTCTTCAGTTTTCTATGGAAGATTTAGTTGCAATCCTGCAAGATGAGATTTGGGAAAAACGCCAGCGATTTTGGGCACTGTACAATGACTGATACACCTATGCACTACCAGCAAGAGATTACTCCGCTGGAGTATATCACAAAAAACAAGATGGACTTTGCTTCCGGGAACGTGGTGAAGTATGTCACCCGGTTCCGCGATAAGGGGGGTAGTGATGATCTGGTCAAGGCAGCAGATTATATTCGCAAACTGTTGGAAGCAGAGTATGGCCTGACATTTGATCTGGAAGTCAGGCCAGTCATCCCACCGAAAATACAATTCAAGAATACACCTCCGGGTTTTCCGATTATGCGATTCTATAGCTTAGGGTTATTTCCAGAATGGAAAGAACCAGTATGTAAAACAGTTACGAAGTTGACAGGCTATCAATATGCAAACTGATTACGTTGGACTGGTGCAGGACTTCTGCGTCAAGTATCAATTCCCGATCAATGACCCCGCGCCGGATGTTATCAAGTCCGTCTGGCGGGGAATCCAGTCAGAGCTGGAAGAACTGGAGGAAGAAGTCTTCGATATTTTTGAGGGAGGAGAAATTGACCAGGAGAACGCCACGAAAGAGATCAATGACGTGCTTTTCCTTGTGTTCAAGCTGGCCGTTGTCCTTGGCCTGAATGTTGAGGAAGCCTTCCAGAAGGTTGCAGAAAGCAACTTGACAAAGGGGGAGAAAGACGGTAGCTATAAAAAGGTGAACGGCAAACTGCAAAAGGGCGCGGCTTATGTGCCCCCTGATTTGAGTGAGTTTGCTAAGTAGCCATTTTGTACTCCTTGTTTAACTTGGCGCGGTTAGCGATAATCGCGCCATTTTTTTAATTAATCGTGCCATATCGGAGTGAATCGTGACAACTTTCAATGACATCTCGCAGCGCATTCTGGAAGGGCGGTATCTTCTGGAAGGAGAGACGCCGGAGCAGGCGATGCGACGGGCAGCAGATGCGTATGCCAGCAACAAAGAACATGCAGACCGGCTGTATAGCTATGCCATCAAGGGCTGGATGATGTTTGCCAGTCCCGTCCTGTCCAATGCCGGGAACAAGAAGGGCTTACCTATTTCCTGCTATACCACGGAAATGCAGGATGATCTTTTTGACATCATGAGTACCCTCACAGAAGTGGCGACAATGAGCAGCCGTTCCGGCGGCATTGGCATATATGCAGGCAACCTGCGCTCTGACGGCACGATGACGAGCCGGGGGAATGAAAGCACAGGTATGCTCCCGTTTATCAAGTGTGCTGATCCCTTGATGGTTGCATTCAAGCAAGGGCGCACACGCGGCGGCGCAACCGCTGTTTATCTGGACGTATCACACCCAGAGATTGAAGAGTTCGTCAACGCCCGCAAGCCAACTGGCGGCGATCCCCGGCGCAAGTTCCTTGATCTACACCATGCAGTGAATATCCCGGATGCGTTCATGGAAGCCGTCATTGCTGGGACGGGATGGGAACTGATTGATCCGCACACGAAACAGATCAAGGCCGTTATCCCGGCCCGCAAGCTGTGGGAAGAAATCTTGGCCGCTCGCATTGAACGTGGCGAGCCATACCTGCATTTCATTGATGAAGCAAACAGGAAGCTCCACCCCAAGTTGCAAGAGAAGGGGCTTGCAATCAATACGAGTAACTTGTGTGTTGCGCCCGAAACCCCTGTGCTGACCCAGAACGGGTGGGAAAGAATAGATGCGCTTTCTCATAAGGCACTGTCTGTTAATGTGTGGAATGGGGAAGAATGGTCAACAGTACTCCCCGTGAAAACCGGCACACAACAGAAACTCGTTCGCGTTCATTTCTCAGACGGCTCTAGTCTGGACTGCACTCCGTATCACAAGTTTTATGTGCAGCCCGGTTATAAAGGGGATTCTGTGTGCGTTGAAGCACAAGAACTCAAGTCTGGGGATAAACTGGAGAAGTTTGCTTTGCCGCAGAATGGGCAGCAATTTAATGAGGGGGAGTTTTCTGATTTCCCTGATGCTTACTCCTTTGGTTTTTACTGCGGGGATGGCACGAAAAATCAGCCTTCGTCTTGGGTGTACGCTCCAAAAGAAGAAGCGGTCTCAAAACTTCGGGGCACAGTTGCGGAAGACTTTGACAAATATGGGCGTAAACGCTGGGAGCATGGGCTTTGGGAACACCCTAAGTTTACCGTGCCAATGAAGTACTCCCTGCGGACACAACTTGAATTTCTGGCCGGTTATCTGGATGCAGATGCGTGTGTTGTGGAAAGCACTCGTTGCCAGAACATTCAAGTAGTTTCTGTGAATTGGAGTTTCCTACACCAAATCAAACTGATGCTGCAACATCTTGGGGTTTCCAGCACCCTATGCGCTCGCCGGGAAGCTGGGGAGTTCCAGTTACCTAAGAACGATGGCAGCGGCGAGACTGGAGCGTATGAGTGTCAGAAACTGTGGCTGTTGAACATTAACGGGGCTGGCGTTAAGCGTTTGATTGAGCTGGGCCTTCCAGTTGTGCGACTGAAACTTAAAGCGGAGCAACACCCTCAACGCGACGCATCGCGTTTTGTGTATGTCACATCCGTGGAGGAAACTGGCCGCGTATCTGACACTTATTGTTTCAAAGAGCCTATCCGTGGCCGGGGAGTATTCAACGGCATCCTTACTGGGAACTGTTCCGAGATTGAACTGGTCACGAACGAAGAACGCTCCGGCGTGTGCTGTCTGTCCAGTCTGAACCTGTATTACTGGGATGAATGGAGAGGCACTCGGATTGTGGAAGACATGATCGAGATGCTGGATAATGTCATCTCGGTCTTTGTGCGGAAAGTCACAAACCTGACGCCGGAACAACTGGCGGAAGATCGTCCGCATACTCTGGAGGAGTTCCGGGTACTGGCCTATAGCGAAGGGATGTCCCGGAAGCATGAGCCGCTCTTGAAGGCGGCGTGGTCGGCATATCGGGAACGCTCCCTTGGACTCGGAACGATGGGCTGGCACAGCCTCTTGATGCGGAAAATGATTCCGTTTGAAAGTGCCCTGTCTGTTGCGCTCACGCACAGCATTTTCCGGGATATTAGAAGCAGGGCTAAAGCACACAGCCGACACCTTGCAACAGTGCGCGGAGAAGCGCCCGATCTGGTTGGCAGCGGGGATCGGAATGCTAACCTGCTTGCGATTGCTCCGAACAGCACAAGCTCTCTGATCTGCGGGCAGGTCTCGCCTTCCATTGAGCCAGTCGCCGGGCATATCGTGAAGCAGAATACGCTTTCCGGAACGCTCTATATCAAGAACCCGGTGCTGGATGATCTCATCCAGAAACGGTGCGAAGACCCGGAAGCAGCGTGGCGTGACATCAACCGGCGGAAGGGTAGTGTCCAGCACGTTGATTGGCTTACGCAGGACGAGAAGGACGTGTTCAAAACCGCCTATGAGATCGACCAGAATTGGGTGATTGAGCAGGCGGCAGCCCGTCAGAATTATATCTGTCAGGCGCAGAGCGTGAACACCTTCTTCCGGCCCGACGCCAACAACACGATTGACAAGTCTTATGTTTCCCGCGTTCATATCAATGCGTGGAAAAAGAAGCTGAAGACGCTGTATTATTGCCGGACTGACACCAAGGCGGAAGACGGGGAAGCCTTTGCTATGCCGGTTAAGAAAAGCAGTGAAGACTGCCTGTCTTGCCAAGGTTGAAAATCTGGAGTTCCGTGGAAGAAATACAACCTTCCACGGAATATTTTTGAGGATAGTAGCTTACATGGATTACCAGCTCTATAATGATGATTGTCTGAATGCCCTGAAATCCATGCCGGAAAACAGCGTGGATTCAGTAGTCACTGATCCGCCCTACGGCCTGTCATTTATGGGCCGGAAATGGGACTATGATGTCCCCGGCGTTGAGATATGGGCAGAGTGCCTGCGTGTATTAAAGCCGGGCGGGTATTTACTGGCGTTTGCTGGAACACGGACGCAGCATCACATGGCGGTTAAGATTGAGGATGCCGGGTTTGAAATTAGGGATGTGATTGCGTGGGTTTATGGATCGGGATTCCCGAAGTCGCTGGATGTGAGTAAGGCGATTGATAAGGCTGCGGGTGCTGAAAGGGGAAAAGTGCGAGTCAAGCCGCGCCCTGAAACTAGCGGGACTATGGCAGGGGCCAGCGATACGAGACCGTGGATCGAAAAATCGCGGGCGCTTGGGTATCACGAAGTTGATGGAAAAGAGCCGGTAACAAAAGCCGCCCACCAATGGCAAGGGTGGGGCACCGCGCTCAAGCCCGCCTTGGAACCAGTAACGGTTGCCCGCAAGCCTCTTATCGGAACAGTGGCAGCGAATGTGCTGGAGTACGGAACCGGGGCAATCAATATTGATGGTTGCAGGATTCCCCGCGATCCGGATGATGTCAGTGGTTGGAGTGCTTCCGGGAGTAATGAATCTGAAAACCGTTCAATGAGCGGAAAGAACTACAACAGAGCGCCAAAGCCGGATGCAGATGGACGCTGGCCCGCCAACTTTATTCACGACAACAGCGACGCAGTGACTGCCTTGTTAGGGGATGCATCCCGCTTTTTTTACTGCGCCAAGGCCAGTAAGCGGGATCGGGATGAGGGGCTGGAGGGGTTTGAGGTTAAACGCACAGGCGGGATGGAGGCAACCGCAGATGGGCGTATGCTTACCGGCAGCGGCAATGAAAGAACCACAGCCCGCGCCAACGTACACCCCACCGTCAAGCCTACCGACCTGATGCGCTACCTCTGCCGCCTTGTCACCCAGCCCGGCGGTATCGTTCTCGATCCTTTTATGGGTTCCGGCAGCACTGGCAAGGCTGCGATTCTGGAAGGGTTCCGGTTTATCGGTATTGAACGGGAGCCGGAGTATTTTCGGCTTGCGGAAGCAAGGATAAAACACGCCGCCGAAAAAACCTCTTGCCCCTAATTTTATTTGTGTTAGGTTAAATTTAACAACCGCCCGCCGGGAGCGTATCCCGGCAACACACAACAAGGGGACAAAACAATGACTGACAAAAAATTTGAACTAACCGGAATCACAATCGAGCACGAGGGCAAGACTCTATACCGCATCAAAGCATTGCGCGATTTTGCCAACGTGAAAGCAGGAGATTTAGGGGGGTATCTCGAAAAAGAATCCAATCTCAGTCACGAGGGCGATGCGTGGGTGTTTGGCGATGCGTGGGTGTATGACAATGCGTGGGTGTATGACAATGCGCGGGTGTATGACAATGCGCGGGTTTGTGACGATGCGTGGGTATATGGCGATGCGTGGGTATATGGCGATGCGTGGGTGTATGGCGATGCGCAAGTGTGTAACAATGCGCAGGTTTTTGGCAATGCGCAGGTGTTTGGCAATGCGTGGGTGTTTAGCGATGCGCAGGTGTTTGGCAATGCGTGGGTGTCTGGCGATTTAACTAGATGATCGCCCGAAGCGCATCCCGGAAACCGCTCGATTGAAGTATTGCGATGGTTTAAGGTCTGGTCGTTACCAGTCTGACAAAAACGGCGTCACAAGTAGCAATACTTCAATGGTGCGGCTAGCGGCAGAGGATGTCACGCTCTTCTTGGTTCCGCGAAAAACGGGTAGGTGTGATGTTGCCCGTCACAAACCGCCGCACCAACAGGCAGTTAGGTATGCTTAGCGCAGCAAACCTGCCGTGAGCCGTGGACACGCTAAATCCCACGGGTAGCTATAGGCGCGGCGTAATGGCGATACGCTGATGAGGGGACGGCAGGGTTAGCCCTCAAAGAACAAAAAAATCCCGCACACCGCTCTTTGTGAGCACACTTGATGGGGTTAGAAGCGATGAAACCCGGCGACAGAAACTCGCTCCTGTGTGCTCTCATGGTGCGGTAAATAATCCCGTCATTGAAGGAGGGTAATCCGACAATGACGGTTCGCACCAACCAACACACAAAGAGGATTTATGTCTGGCGGAGCTTTGGACTACCTCTGCGGAAGCAGCAGCGGCATCGCTGCAAGACGCCATTAAGTTAGCGCGAGAAAGCTGATGCTGGAAACACTCAAGTGGGATTATGAAATCAATACCGACGTGCAGCCTATTCCGGCGACAATCAGCTTTTATCTGGAGAAAAGGCCTGTCGCTCTGCGCGGTGCTTTCTGCCTTACACACCATTCCGATGGGAGCAGGTGGATATGGGCAGTGAATAGCGACACCTGGTGCCCATATAAAACCATTCAACTTGCCAAAGACGATCTAATTAGGCTACTTGAAAAGGACGGATTCGGTAATGTCTTGGACATTGCCGGTGCAATAGACAGGATAGCAAATGGCGAACATAATCCAATTCAGAACACACGACGAGCAGCACCTTGACGAGATCAGGCGGGATATGCTCACTTACGTTGAGGAACTCATTCCCCGGATTGAGGCCGGGGAAATCAAGGGGATGGTTATCGGACTTGACCGGACAGATGGACATTGTGAAACACTATGGTCAGGGATGGGAAGACGGGACTTGCATTATATCCTGTCGTTAATGAAACATACTTACGAACGGCGATGCTTTGAGGAGTGACCAAATGCCTTACAACACACAACGCTTGACCTATAAACCCTTCGAGTACCCGTGGGCCTTCACGGCTTGGCAGGACTCGGAGAAACTGCACTGGCTTCCTGATGAGGTAAACTTTCAGGAAGACGTGAAGGACTGGAACACACGCCTGTCGCCGGAAGAAAAGGAATTTCTCCGGCAGATTTTCCGCTTTTTCGTCATTGGTGATCTGGATGTCGCCAGTAGCTACATTGACCATTATTTGCCGGAAGTTAAGACGCCGGAACTGCGTATGATGATGCTGTCCTTTGCAGCGAGAGAGGCGGTACACGTCTCCGCCTACGCAACGCTCCTGGACACCGTTGGTATGCCGGATACAGAGTATGAGGCATTCACACAATACCGGCAAATGCGTGAGAAGCATGACTACTTCTTCAACGACGATGAGCTGTCCTTACCGCTCAAAATCGTGAAATACAGCGCCTTTGGCGAAGGTCTCCAGCTTTTCAGCAGCTTTGCTATGCTCCTGAACTTTCCCCGCTTCAATAAGATGAAGGGCATGGGGCAGATTGTCTCATGGAGTATCCGGGATGAGCAGGATCATGTTCGGAACATGATTAAATTGTACCACGAAATCATTGCTATTGAAGGGTACAGGCCCGGCCACGATACCCAGCTGCTTAAAATTGCCCGGTCTATGGTTGATCTGGAGATGAACTTCATCGACCTTGCTTTCGAGATGCGCGGTGTGCAAGGACTCTCGAAAGAAGAAGTCAAAGAATATGTACGTTATATCTGCAACCTTCGGCTGGCGCAACTGGACTACCCAGCTCCGCTGTTCCCGGACGTAAAAGACAACCCGTTGCCATGGCTTGAAGACCATATTCAGGGACTGGAGTTTACAAACTTTTTTGAGAACGCCCCCACAAATTATCAAAAAGGGGTGTTGACAGGGGAGATCGACTATAGCATTATGTAGTGGCGAGACTTCATCAGGCATCGGAAACCAAGTGAAACTAGCAGTGGCCGGGTGTTATGAGCATCCGGCCATTTTATAAAAACATTGTTGAAAGGGGGCTGCTATGGAAGAAGGGACGAGGCTATTGCGCGGGATACGGAACGCGCTGTTGATGTGTATCCCATTTTATGTGATTGTGTACTTAATTCTAGCGGGGGTGCTATGACAGAAAAAGAGGGCTGCTGGTGGCGGGATGAAATGGATGAGCCACCACTAGCTATACATACCGGAGAGCTGACAACAGTGAGCCTGATCCGCATGGGGATTGATCCAACCACAAAAGAAGAATTTTCCTCAGAAGACATTTGGGTACTCCCAACATTTCCAGGAAAGAAAACAGATAGGAGGAGATATGAATAAGTTTTTACGGCGTCTTTTCTCCCGGTGCCAACACCATTGGGAGGTGTTTGAAACACTGGACGTGTTCAGATACAACCGAGTGACCGGGAAAAGGAGCGAGCAGATTGGACAGGAATACGTCTTGCGCTGCAAACACTGCGGCGATATGAAAACAAAACGAGTATAACACGGGAGACTGAAATGCGTACAATTGACGAACTTCATTCAATAAAAGATCAGCTTACTGTAGAAGCACTGGAAATTTATGTAAATTACCACAAGCAAACACCAAAAAGTTTATACCAAAATCACATTGAGTGCCGGGAAAATTTGATAAATACTGCAAAAATGCTTGATACAGCGTTTTACTTAATTAATGAAGCGAGCAAAAATTTAAAAGATAGCGACAAATCCCTTTATTATAAAGTACTGGGATTTTTACATGAGTGTGGGCAAACAAAGAAACAAAACACGGGAGACTGAAATGAAAACCTACGACGCAGGATTGTTGATTATCGTTCTGGCCGCAGCCATTGGGTGGGGCGTGTCATACCTTGGTAATGCGGCTGTTTCTGGCGATCCAGTGCCGACGTATTGCGAGCGGTATGTGGAGCGTATGACTGATACAGGTCGTGAGCTGATTTGCGAAGCGAAGGAGCAAAACGATGGCTGAAGATAAAAACCTAGTTTTTCTTTCAGATTATGGACTGACTGAAAACGAACGTATAATTTATGCGCAAGATCGTGCAATCGTACGGCTAATTGAACTGCTGAAAGAATTTATGGCATCTGATCCATATCATCCTTCATTTGATGATGCGCATGATGTGATTTCACGCATAAGGATATACTGAAATGACTGACACAATAAATGACGGCGGCCCGGCGTTTCCACTTTATTGCGGCCCCGGAGACACTGGCAACACTGGCGGCATGACGCTGCGAGATTATTTTGCAGCGGCGGCGCTGCAGGGGATTACAGCTCGCACACATATAAACTCGGATATGAGGGGATGGGCAGAGTTAGCGTATAAACACGCCGACGCAATGCTTGCAGAGAGGAACAAAAACAATGACTAGCACAGCAAAACCGACGCCTTGGGATAAAGTCACCGACGAGACATTAGAGGTGTTTTACGAAATAGGTCTAACACCGCGCCAGTTGTTGGATCGGCTTAATTTCTTACAACAAGGCTGCGCCAAAACTGAGCATGAAATCAAACAAGTGTTGGGGAAGGCGCTTGGAAACTACCCTTGGTATAAGGACGACCAAAAAAATTTTCCTAGTGCCACTGACGCGGATGGTGTTTGCGTGGGGGAACACGTTGCGGAAACTATAGCGGAAGAGGCAGCAAACGTTATCGTACAGCTGAGGGAACAGCGGGATGAGTTAGAAGCCGCACTTTTTCAGCTTTACGATTATGCATTGAATAGAGGGAGTGACGATAATTTTCCTTTGCAAATTAGCATTTTAATTCGACAAGCCTATGAAGCCGCCCTCGCCAAGGGCGGAAAGGTGGGTGGGTGATGCATACAGTATCTACATGGGATCGGTTTATAGGCGCTGTGGCCTTATTTATCGGGGTAATGCTGACACTGATAGCGCCGTTCCTGACTGTTGTCCTTTTGTTTATGGCAATCCCGTTTCAGGCCATTGGCGCGGCATTGTCGAGCATTGGTGACACATTAAACGCATTCCCCTCTAATTTTCGTGATTGCATAAACTGCACTACACACATTGCCAATAAAGGCATTCACAGAATGAGATTTGGGAAGGAAAAACAAAATGACCCCGCGTAACCCGCTCGATAAAAAAGTGATTGTTGATCGTGAAGATTTACACACTGCTGTTTGTTATGTGCGCCAAGCCGCATTTCAACATGAGCAGAAAGGTTACGGAACTCACCATGCGTTGCTGGATTTAATTGCGAGGCTAGAAGAGCAAGCGCTCGCCACCAACCTCACCGGATGGGCGGCGGTGCCTGTGGAACACACACCAGATATGGCGTCTGCCGCAGTAAAGGCGCTGGAGAACAGCATTTGTGCTGACATTGATTTCCATCTGTCTTGGGTGAACACAGCAGACCAAGAGGTGCAGCTCGTATCATGTCTGGGGAGGACTCACTGCGCCATGCTCAACGCCAGCCCGGCGTTATTTGAAACAAGGGAAAAAGAAAATGAACAAGCTTGATGGGAAATGTATTGTTGATCGCGACAAGCTACATATGATTTTCAACGCTTTGGAAAACATCCATCATGAGGAGGAAAAAGGCGGATATCCATTGCATCCAGAAATGCGGGCGTTCATGGAGCATTTCAAAACTGCCCTTGCCACCGACCTCACCGGATGGGCGGCGGTGCCTGTGGAGCTGACAGACGACCACATTTATGTGGCATGGTTAAAGATTGATGACGACCTTGAAAATAAGACTTTGCGTGACGTACATCGCACCATGCTCAACGCCAGCCCGCCGCTGCCAACAGGAGAAAAACAATGATTACAGTGAAAGAGTTTTATGACATTTATCAAAAGCAAGCTCCCGCTTCGGGATGCACAGTTGTGCGAGTGGACGGAACAAAAGTGAATTTATTGCCGTTCCAGAAAACCCCTTTTGGCGATGTTTTTGCGACAGAAGATGGAAATAAAAACTGGAAAATGTTTACCCCGTTGTACAACGTACAAGCCATTTTGGATCCAGATGAAACGCAAATTGCAGGAGACATTTAAATGCAAAAAGAAATTGATATCAAAGGTTTGCCGCAAGAACTTGTCAGTCAGTTGCGCCTTAACACACAAAAGGAAACAATACAAAGCAAATTCTCCCATCAAATAACAGAAATCTTGACAGAACATGACGGCACGGCTTCCTTGGATGAAATCCTTGTCGCTTACTGGCGCAAAACGCAAGTTGTTTTAAAGCGCTCAATTTGTTTGTCACGCATGGACAAAATGAAACGGGACGGAATTGTTGTTTCCGCTGGCACTCAACAGCGGGCAGTTTATCGCCTAAAAGACAGCCCGCCGCTGCCGGGAGGTGGGGAATGAACGGTAATGAATTTGTTGCCGGGGCGTTTGCTGGCTTTGCGTCCGCAGTCGTTATTTTTATGTCAGTGGTTCTTATTAATTTAAAGGTTTTTAAGAACGAAACAGACCTGCTGCGCTTCTGCATGACGCACAGCATACCATTGGAACAATGCAAAATACCGGAAAAAGGAAAATGACAATGTACAAACCGGGAACGCAACTGATTATGGTTGAACCGTGGTCGCGAGAAGCCGCGATAAAACTAGGTTTTCTGGTCGAACCCTACAATACGAGGGGCGTGACAGACTGGCGCATTACCGTCACCGAATCCGGCCCGAATGCTGCGGAGCGGTTTTTGCCGCAGGTGTTCGATGTGGTTATGCTAGGCGAAAATGATGCCGTGCGGAGTATTGGTGAGATAGATGACGGCACATATTACTCACCGTGCGGTGATTTTTGGCCGCTGTCAGAAGTCAAACGCATCATCGAACGCAACGACACACCGTTTCCGCAATTCTCAGAGGTGATCGAACCATGAAGCCGACTGTTTTATATCATGCAACAAACCCCAAAAAAGCAAGAGCTTATCGAGAGACGGGACATATCATCGCGCCAGTCAGGGGATTTAATACCGTAGAAGGTGCTATGGCGTGGGCAATGAAAGTGGGGCGAACCGTGATCTATGAAATACATGCAACGGATTTAGATAACGTCCACAAACTGCCGGATCATCACAATCAATTTGGAACGGCCTACTGGATCGATGAAAATGTTAACAACTTTAAATGCGTCTATAGCGCGGTGTAAATGAGGTTGATTTGTGCGGTTATGCGCATCTGTTACAGGAGATTGAGCAATGACATGGAGTGCCAACATTCCTATGCCTGCTCGTGTCAGGCAATACGTCACGGTGCAGGAATTTAAACATTTTGATCAGATTTCGACCACGTTTGAAAAACCGGAAACGGCAAACGTCCGACTGATCCATTTCACCACCACCATCCGGCCAGACAACAGCGCCGTGCTGGTGATGCTATGGGAGAGCATACAATGACGTTTGATATAGAAAAATTTTTGCGGCTATCACCCAACAATCGGTATCTGGATGTGGATTATAAAGATTTTATTTACGTCTGGAATGACACATTGAGCCGAGTGGAAGCTGTTGCTGGTTGTCCGACAAAACCGAATCCCAGCAAAAGAGATCATTCTTATATGCGAAAATGGTTTGACCGTGAGACATATCAAAAGATTAACCCCGAACACAAATCAGTAAACATAGGTCATATTGTTGCGAGGAATCTTGGCGGGCTAGATCACACATTGAATCTTGTGAGGCAAAACGCCAAAGCAAACAATAAAGAATACGCCAATGCAGAAAGGATTGCCCGTCAACCTGATACAACATTTATTGTCATAGCGTTGCGTTATGATAATTTTCATTGCAATACGCAAGTACCGTCCAGTTTTGACTTTTATATAGAAAAAAACAATCGGGAAGGCACGGTTTACACAATCCCGAATATCGTCAACGTAAATGAAAAAGAAGCCATGGAAACATGGTTCAAAACGAAAGAAATGCAAAATGCATAACCACTTAGAGCTATGGCAAATCGTCGCATGGGGATGCGCTGCTTTGATGATCCCATCTGCGATTGTTTGTTACCTAGAACGCCATGAATTCAAAAGATAGGAGAATCAAATGCGTGATATTGCGCGAATCGAAAAATGGGCACACGACCGGAACATCATCAATGGTTCAACCCGGCAGGCGCAGTTGTGCAAGCTGATTGAAGAAGTCGGGGAACTGGCCACCGCTATCAACAAGCAGCGTCCTGCTGATGTGGTGGATGCTATTGGGGATTGCGCCGTTGTGCTGACCATCCTTGCCGCTCAAAGCCAGACGACGCTGGAGGCGTGTATTGATCGGGCGTATCTGGAGATCAAGGATCGCAAGGGCCGCATGGTGGACGGCGTGTTTATCCGGGAGGAATAGGATGAAGACGCTTGCTGGAACATTGACCGGGTTTATTCTCGGTATAGTTGTGTCACTTTTTATCATCGTGCAAATCACAAACCGTTGACACTGAAACCGGGCGGTGGTAAAAGTTAATCAAAGTTAAACACAAAATATGAGGTAAAACATGCGGAACTTTGATCTAATTTCCATGCAAGTGGACGAGAAACGTCTGTTTGCCTATG